ATAGTATACTTTGGATATGAGTTCTTTTTAAATAAAGACAAAGCGGATGGTTCGCATCCTCTGGATTCGGTAACAACACGTAAGGAACCTGAGATTGAACCGATTGTAGTAAAAGAAGCAACCAAAGCACCAGAACAACCATTGGTGCCGGTTGTAACACTAACTGAAGAGGAGAATGGTATGGCAACTAAGAAACCTGCTCAAGCACCTGCTAAAGAAGCGGAACCAACACCAGTTAAAGAAACTGTTAAGGCACCGGCAAAGAAAGCAGCAGCAACAGCACCAGCAAAGAAACCAAAGAAGTAATTAGCAATTTTATATTATGCCAGACTGTGATATTTTAAATTTAGTTTTATAGAAAACCGGCGGCTTTGTGTCGCCGGTCTTTCCATTTGTTAGGAGATAAATTATGTCAACAAAAAAAGGCGGTAAATCCTCAGAAGGCAGAGACCCAAATAAAACCAAAACGGGTAAACCAAAACTGCATTCTCAAACACTAGAACAACTGAATACTATGCTAGTTTCAGCAAGACCAAAGAATGTTAATAACATTAATAAAGCAATTACCAAAAAAGCAGGAAGGGGTCGTTAAAATGACTGTTACCTACGGAACAACAACTGGTAACAATAGTCAACCGAATTATCAAGATGCAATTAATATTGCAAACCAAGTAGGTAATCAAATTGCTCAAATGGCAGGTCAAATTAGCGCTATTTCACAGCATGAGATTATATACAATATACAGCAAAATAAAAATGCTCATGTAAGAAATCTTCGTGAAGGAATGTTTCAGAATTATTCTGGGCAAATTTACATTACAGACCATATTTTCCATGCGGTAAGGCATGCACCTGATTATTCTGTAATAAATTTCTTTAATATGCAGACTGCTCCTGCTAGTTTTGAAAATTCTATTGTTATTTTAAGTAATAATAATGTCATGGTTGACGGTACGTTAGATAAATTTATTCAGTTATATCAAAATTCACCGACATCTATATTTGTTATATGGGATTTTGACAATCACCACTGGTTAGCTTTGTCTTGTATGCTTGCTACTTTTAGTGATTTGTATGTGCCTACACATGCAGACAATCTTGAACTGCTTTCTCGCTTTAATAACACCATGGCAGGCCCTGTACCTTCAGGTGTTATACAATGGCCTAAAGAATTTTTAGAAGATAATATTGATATAATCACAAAAACTGAAAGATCAAACGAACCTTTAGGTACTCACATAGATTATCCGCAATTTATCAATAGAGATCGCATTTTGAAGAAATTGTCAAAACAAATGGACAAAGTGAAACTTGTTGATGGCTCATACCATAGTAGATCAATGGAGGATAGATTCAAAGAATGGTGCTCTCATAAAGTGCATTGGATAGTGCCTGTGCTAAATGATGCTCCGATTCGAATTTTTGATGCTTTAATAACAGGCGGCATACCAATTATACCAAAATCACTCAAATACCATAAAGCAATAGTTAATATTTGGGACCATGTCGTTTTTTACGATTATTTGGACATAGAAAATCCAAAATTAATAACCGAAAAAGCAATCAAAATGTTTGACGAACGGGGAGAACAAGGAATGCTTGACAGACATCGCATTTCCTGTTATAATAACCATGTAGATAGTCGTATAGAAACCATTCTAAAGGCGATAGAAGATGAGTTCAACATCAAAACGTAGTACATCGGTTATAGCAAATAAGGCAGCTGCAAGTATGTTAACGGGAACCGAACCAACCGGTTCTCGTTTAATTCCTGATTCTCCAACCTATAAGGAAGAGATTCAAGTTCTCTTTAATTGGTATAGTGCGGAAAAGAAACGTTCTGATGCATACAAATATTATTCAGATTATGTTAAAAAGTATCGCCCAAAAGATTATAAAATATTCCAAAAGGTAGATGAAGGTAATGTTATTACTACACTTGGTTGGCTTGCCCGTTTAGTTGTACGAGGAGCTAAAATTTCGGAAGAACATCAAAAACGATTGGATGATAATATAACTGTTCTTGTTAATATGATTCTAGTTGCTGAAACTGTCGAGCAAGTTGAAGAAAAAGAAAAACGAGTTGTAGTAAATATTCAAGAAGCAATCAAAGCAAAAGCTAAAGAATATATTGGTGAGATTGAAGGTGCAATTGACGACTTTATTAAATTAGATAAAGAGTTTTCTTTAATTGCAGATTTCAAAGGCAAACAGATTCCTGCTCCATATGTATCAGATATTAAAGAGTGGGCTGAGGCTAAGCTAAAAGAATTTCAAGAAGTGCTAGATGGTAATGATTCTCAACTAGTTGAAGGTTATTCTAATTTTAATAAACGTAAACTAAAAGCGATTGTTAAAATGTTTGAACAATTTATTGAGGATTGTAATCTATATGGTCAATTCAAGAAAGCAAATCGAAAACCTCGCCCCGTAAGAGAAAAACCAGCTGTACAACAAGTTAAAAGCATAAAGTATAAATTAAAAGATGAAGAACTTGGTCTTGAATCGGAAAGACCAGTAGATATTGTCGGTGCAAATCAAGTATGGGTGTTTAACACCAAAACTCGTAAGCTTGCAGTTTATACTTCGGAATCAACAAAGGGTATGACTGTTAAGGGAACCACCATACAAAATTGGACTCCTGAAAAATCTATACAAAAGACATTACGTAAACCTGCAGAACAAATTAAAGAGCTTCTTGGTTTGGGTAAAGTTAAGCTAAGGACATTTATGGATACTGTAAAATCCAAGGAACAGAATGTTAACGGAAGGATAAATATAGATACAGTCATACTAAAAATTATGAGGTAACTATGTCCTTTTTAAGATTAAATTATTGTCAACTAATTAAAATTGTTCTTTCTCAGATTGGCGGCAATCCATTACAACAAGTTTATTCGCAATTAAGTCAAGGCGTTCCACAAATAACTGCAAAATCAGGAATTTTACCTGCGGGGTTCGGAGAAATTAAAGCATTAATTGAACAAGTAACAACTGCAATTAATAATGCTCAACAGGCAGTTAATAGTTTTGACGATACTCTCGAACGAATTGGAACACAGTTTTATCAAAATCCAATTGGCACAGTATTAACGGGCACTCGAGAGGTAGCTAATACAAGAATTAGTTACATTGATTCCAAATTAACCTGGTATACAAACACTGCAGCAAATACTGCAATACGAGCACAACTAACACAAGAAAAAAGTGATCTTGGTAATTTGAATTCTTCTTTGGCTACATACAAAACTAATACTGATAGATTATCAGGTGTTGGGCCCATGTCAGGGTCAGCGGCAGCTGGAGGTTGTTCATTACAAGATTTATTAGGTTCAGCATGTTCTCCTAATGAAGATGTGCCTGACATAGATTTACAAAACTTAATATCTTCACTAAAACAAGGTGATGCAATTGCAGCATTTAAAGAACTACTTAGTAGCGCCTCAGGTTATTCCGATTACCAGCAGGCAATGGCAACATTTAAATCTACGGTAGATGGTTTTACTACTAACTATAATAATTTAATTAATAAAGCAGCAATTAGAAATGCGGTGACATCCCAGCTTACACAAATTGTTTATAATCTTATAACAGGCTGTGGAAATCAAGTCTTTGAATTGACCTTAAATCCTACAGTCAAAGCAGCAATCATACCATATGCGTCCTCAATTGAAAAACAACAGCTTACAGGACAATATTATGATTCTTACGGAAATACAATAGCAATTGAGGAAAGTGAAAAAGAAATTGTACCAGTACAAACAAGTGTAACTGTAAACTTATAACATAGGAAATTTATTATGATAGTCGTTGATTTTAATCAAACCGCAATATCAAATTTAATGGCTGAGGTTGGTGGTCGAAATGATATTGAAATTGAAGTACCATTACTTCGACATATGATTGTTAATTCTATAAGAGGGTATAAACAAAAATTTGGCAAGACATATGGTGAGATTGTTATTGCATGCGATAATCAAAATTATTGGCGCAGAAAAGAATTTTCATATTATAAAGCTGGTCGAAAAAAAGCAAGAGAAGATTCTGGCTTTGATTGGAAATTAATTTTTGAAGCTTTGACGCAAATACGAGACGAAATTAATGATTATTTTCCTTATAAGGTTATTAATATTGATGGCGCCGAGGCAGATGACATTATTGCAGTGTTGGCAGAGTGGTCTCAGAAAAATGATCTAGAAGATAATCTATTTCCTGAACCTAGACCATTTTTAGTTCTTTCGGGAGATCATGATTTTATTCAATTACAGAAATGGAATAGTGTTACGCAATTTTCTCCTGTACAAAAGAAATATGTCAAACCTGAGATAAGCCCTGAGAAATATGCTTTTGAACATATTATTAAGGGAGACAAAGGCGATGGTATTCCAAATGTATTATCTGCAGATGATAGCATTGTCAATGGTGTTCGACAAAAGCCAATTATGCAAAAGAAATTAGATGAGTGGTTTAAGTATCCTGAAAAAATGCCACAGGATGACGAATTTAAGAAAAACTATGAGCGTAATAAAAAATTAGTTAGCTTTGATTGTATTCCAAAGCATGTTAAGGATGCTATTATAAATAGTTATGTAGTGCAACCAGAAAAAGATAAAAGTAAGTTACTTAACTTCTTTATTCAAAATAAAATGAAGAACATGATGGGATTAATCGAGGAATTTTAAAAATGAAAACATCCGTACCGCAGGTGCTAGAAGAAGTAGAAAAGTCACCTACACGAGAAGCAAAAATTAAAGTATTAAGAGCGTATGACCATGTAGTTGTACGAGGTCTGCTGCGTATAAATTTTGACGAAAATATTAAAATGAGTTTACCTGAAGGAGAGCCTCCATTTAAAAAGGATACTTCTATTCCCGCAGGTTATTCTGAAACAAATTTATTTACAGAGTTTAGACGATTCTATATTTGGTTAAACAATGATGTTAATATTACCCAAATGAGAAAAGAGCAACTGTTTATTCAAATGTTGGAAGGTATACATTGGTCTGAAGCAGAATTGATTTGTCTTGCAAAAGATAAAAAAATACAAACCAAATACAAATCTATCAAAGAAGATTTAATTAGAGAAGCATACCCAGAACTTATGCCCCCTAAAGCTGTACAAATTAAACCGGAAGAACAAAAGGCTAAATCGTCAAAAAAGAAGGCTTCTTTGGACGCATCCTGACCTGGTTCAAAGAAGAGCCTCCTCCGGAACCAAAGGAACAATGGTCAGTCGTAGGATCCTTGCCCCCGGATCCAATATATGATGCAAGATTAGTTAACCAATACAAATATAAAGCATTTGACAAATATTGATAAAGGTGTTATAATAGTATTATATTATTAGGAGGGCTTATGTCTATGCATTTGGTTGGTCCTTGGTTGACTACAGGTGGTAAGAAAAAAGGTAAGCAAAAATTTCGTAATTCAGAGCAGGCAAAAAAAGCACGTGAATTAGATTCTAGTTGGGAACAATTATTATCTAAACATGGTGAGACTTCTAAGAAAGAAAAGAAGTCATTCAAAAAGTTATCATATTCTTTATCGGTGCCAGAAGAACGTAGTACTAAACACATCAAAAGTTTAGATACAGGACATCGAGGTGCGGTAACAATTAAAAAACCAATGCAATATACTGGAGATAAAATTATAGGTATTGGCACAATGCATAAATCTAATGCAGTCCCTATCTTTACTGATGATGAGGCTAAGGCAATATCAAGTATGAGGAGATAGGAATTAAATGGCATATTCAGACAAAGTATTAGATCATTATGAGAATCCAAGAAATGTTGGCGTATTTGCGAAAGAAATAAAACGAGTTGGCACAGGTATGGTAGGTGCTCCGGCTTGTGGTGATGTAATGAGATTACAAATTAAAGTAAGTGATGACGGAATAATTGAAGACGCAAAATTTAAAACATACGGTTGCGGTTCGGCGATTGCTTCGTCGTCGCTTGTCACTGAGTGGGTTAAAGGTAAAACGCTCGATGAGGCGATGTCGATCGAGAACACCCAGATTGCAGAAGAACTTGCCTTACC